AAAACAAGATTACCCGAGATGGAAATACTATCCAGAAATTGCACCGACTCGTAATGGTATAGATTATGACGATTGTCGATTAAGACACGTTTGGCCAAGTGATACTATGCGAATAAATGAAACTTATTTTGACGAGGTTCTAACTTACTTACGAAAATATTTTGGAGACGTTAAGTATCAACATGATAGTATTTTTGAGTTCAACTGTTTCCGTGCGATTAAAGATCTTCTACCACAAGAGCAACACTATCCGCACTTTGACAGAAAATGCCTTAATATGGTTATATACATGGATAAGGGAGGCAATGGTGGGACAAATTTGTATATTGGAGATTTTCCCGAATATTACAATAACGAACACGAAAACTTAATTTTTGACTATGACTCTATAGAATATGATGTATTGACGACCATACCTTATAAGTTTAACCGTGCAGCAATATTTGACGGTCGGAGGATGCACGGTGCATTTATCGAAGATTATAACCATTACAAAAATAACTGGCGGTACACTCAGGTGTATTTTTTCCGTCTTCAGGATTAGTATATGAAACAGAAATTTAAAAAAGCATTTATGGAAGTGGCACACACCTTTGCTAATCTGAGTCATGCCAAGAAACTCAAGGTGGGTGCCATCGTTGTCAAGGACGAACGTATTATCAGTATAGGATACAATGGAACCCCTACTGGTTGGGATAACGAATGTGAGGCACCTGAGTGGTCTGAGGGCGACTGGGAACCAGATCTGTCCTACCGTACCAAACCTGAAGTAATCCATGCTGAAGAGAATGCTATCGCAAAGATAGCGAGGAGCAGTGAGAGTAGCGAGGGTGCCGCCCTGTTCTGTACTCACACCCCATGTATCGAGTGTGCCAAACTGATTTATCAGTCTGGCATCAAAGAAGTGTATGTCGCTAAGTCTTACGACGCCAGTGTTGGATCAGGACTAGAGTTCCTTGAGAAAAGCGGTGTCAACGTTGAGATAATGCTTGACAATTAATTCAAATTATAGTACAATATGCATATTGTTATGGAGAATGATTAATGGAAATTAATGAAGAACAGATGAGATTATTGCAGCAGGCACAACTTTTGCAGCAACTACAAACCCCGCAACAATCCCAACCAGAGCGACCAGAGCAAGTTCCAGATACAAACTTTTTCCCAACAGATCCTGATTATCAAAAAGGAGATAAACCCATCGTTGGTGTAGTTGGACATGGTTTTGTTGGAAAGGCAGTTGAGAGGTCTTTTGTACCAGAGGTTGAAAGGTTCATTGTTGACCCGATATACAACACAAACATTGACCAGTTAGTTGACCAAAACCCATCGTTGGTTTTTATCTGTACTCCCACGCCAACCAGCGATTCTGGAAAAATTGATGCTGCAGATACTATTGATGCTATATTGAAGGTCATCAAACTAACAAAGGCAGGCGTTGTTCTTAAGTCTACAGTGACTCCTGATATTATAGAAAAGATTGTTCGTGTTATTGACCAAAGAGGAGATCACCATAGATTCATCTATGCTCCTGAGTTTCTCACAGAAAGAAACTCTGAATACGAGTTCAGTAATCCAGAGTTTTTAGTTTATGGTGGTCTACCTGCTTCAGTGGGACAACTAATGGATTTCTTTGAGCACAATACTAATGTGAGAATGCCTAGTGCTGGTAATCGTGTACAGGTGGTTCATCCTATGGAGGCATCTTTTATAAAGTATGCTATCAACAGTTTTCTGGCACTAAAAGTTACATTCTTCAATCAACTAGCAGATGCTGTCAAAGAGGAATCAAACACATGTAATCCTATCAGAGTCTTGAAGGCAGTATCACAGGAACCACGTGTTGGTGCAACTCACTGGCGTGCACCTGGACCAGATGGAAAGAGAGGTTTTGGTGGTGCATGTTTTCCGAAGGATATCGCAGCACTAACACGATACAGTGATTGCTTTTCACTTCTTGAAAAGGCAGTTGAGATCAACAATGAGTACAGAAAAGAATACGATCTTGATGAAAGAGAAATCGCTCAGAAAATCGACTTCGGAAAAAATGACGATCAAGAAGATGTCGAGGTTCAGGAAGAACAACAACTAGATTTATTTAATGAGGATGCAGCATGAGTATAATGTCCAAACTAAAAAAGAACAGTAAGATCAAGGCAGCAGAGACTCTGTCTGACTCTAAGTTCTTTGTAGAACGACCGTTGATCAACACAGGTGTACCCATGGTCAACGTTGCCTTGAGTGGCGACATTGACGGTGGTTTATCCTCTGGGTTGACTGTGCTCGCTGGACCAAGTAAGCACTTCAAGACTTCGTTCGCTTTGTTGATGGCAGCAGCATATCAGAAAGCGAAACCTGAGTCGGTCGTTCTGTTCTATGACTCAGAGTTCGGTTCGCCTCAAGCATACTTTAAGACTTTCGGTATCGACACTGATCGTGTGTTTCATACTCCTATCGCTAACGTCGAGGAATTAAAGTTTGACTTGATTGCTCAGTTAGAAGAACTGGAAGAGAGCGACGAAGTTATCATCATCATTGACTCCATCGGTAATTTAGCATCGAAGAAAGAACTTGAGGATGCTATCAACGAGAAGTCAGTAGCAGATATGTCACGCGCCAAAGCATTAAAGGGTCTGTTCCGTATGGTTACACCATACCTGACTATGAAAGATATTCCGATGCTGGCAGTAAACCACACATATAAAGAGATTGGACTGTTCCCGAAAGATATTGTATCAGGTGGCACAGGTATTATGTACTCTGCTGATAATGTGTGGATCATTGGTCGCCGCCAGAACAAGACTGGTACTGAAGTCACTGGTTACGATTTCATAATCAACGTGGAGAAGTCGCGTTATGTTAGAGAAAAGTCAAAAGTTCCTGTCTCAGTTAGTTGGGAAGGTGGTATTGAGCGTTACTCTGGTCTTTTGGATATTGCTCTTGCTGGTGGGTATGTTATTAAACCTAGCAACGGGTGGTATCAACTTGTTGATAAGAGCACTGGACAACTCGTTGGCAACAAAGTCAGAGAGAAAGATACAAGAACAGATACTTTCTGGGAGCCGATCCTTACCGAATCTGACTTCAAAGAGTTCGTAAGGAAGTCATATCAGATTGGCGGAGAAATAGAGGAACTTGAACTAGAATTAGAGGAAGAATATGTTTGAGTATCAATGTAAGATTGTCAAAGTGGTAGACGGTGATACAGTCGATGTTGATATTGATCTAGGGTTTGATGTTGTCCTGCGTGATCAACGCATCCGATTGTACGGTATCGACACGCCTGAGTCGCGCACTCGTGACAAAGAAGAAAAGAAGTATGGACTGTATGCCAAGAACTATCTGAAGAACGCACTTGGTAAGAAGGGCATCATCCGTACAAAAAAGGATGGTCGTGGCAAGTTCGGTCGTATCCTTGGTGAGTTTATGATCTACGACGGTGAGACTGACTCATATCGTAGCGTCAATGCCATGATGATCGAGAAACACATCGCTGTTGAATATCATGGACAATCCAAAGAAGAGATTGCTGAACAACATATAAAGAACCGAGAGTTTATTGATGTCTGATGATTACATCGATTTTACTGACGATGATTTTCATATCGAAACTCTTTCTGATGAGTTAATAAATCAGTTTGACGCATCTGAGTTTGAAGATTATTTGATAATACCAGATCCAGATGATCCACCGAACGAAGACTTGTGGTGTCTCATGTTACTCAAAGAACCATTCAATGACATGATAATTCGAACGAAAGATATTGTGATTGAGGGAGAAAAATTAAGGTACACCTGGGACATAGTCTTTGATCCTGACAAAGAAAAAAGGTCAGATTATGTGCATTTCATGAATGTGTTAAACTCATGTGTGATTAGTGTTCTTAAAACCTTCAAGCGAGATGGTGCATTAGGTCTCTATGACGAAGAAGGAAATAAAATTGAATAGTGATATGCAAAACATGATACTGCGTTCTTTCTTCACTAACGAAGAATATATGCGCAAGGTTGTTCCTTTTATGGACCCCAAATACTTTGAGGGAGTGGGACAACAACTATTCAAAGAGTTCGCCAAGTATGTGGCAAAGTATAATGGTATCCCTTCTATTGATGCATTTAAGGTATCACTACAGGAGAGTGAGGAGACGTTCTCTGAAGAAGCGTTCAGGCATGCTATGGATATCCTGCCTGATTTATTCCGTAAAGATACCGAAACTGATATGGATTGGTTGGTCAATAGCACTGAGAAATGGTGTCAAGATCGTGCCTTGTTTAATGCTGTCATGGAGTCTATCTCTATCATTGATGGTAAGCACAAGACTCTGACCAAAAACGCACTGCCTGATATTCTATCGAAAGCACTTGCTGTTACTTTTGATACTAATATCGGTCACGATTACTTACAGGATGCAGAGAGTCGATACGAGTTCTATCACACAGTTGAAGAGCGCATCCCTTTTGACCTTGAGTATTTAAACAAGATTACCAAAGGTGGATTGCCTAACAAGTCTTTAAACATTATCCTCGCTGGTACAGGTGTTGGTAAGTCGCTTTTCATGTGTCACTGTGCCGCCTCTGCTTTGAGTCAAGGCAAGAACGTACTGTATGTGACTATGGAAATGGCAGAGGAACGCATCGCTGAACGTATTGATGCCAACCTTTTAGACGTGTCTCTGGACCAGATTGCAAATCTATCAAAAGACATGTTTGTAGGTAAGGTACAGAAGATTGCTGAGAAAACACAGGGCACTCTGGTGATAAAAGAGTATCCTACATCACAGGCACATTCGGGTCACTTCCGTGCACTGATGAACGAACTCAAGTTGAAGAAGAAGTTCGTACCTGATATTGTATTCATCGACTATTTGAATATCTGCTCCTCATCTCGTATCAAGTCGGTTGGTGGATCAGTAAATACCTACACGTTTGTTAAGGCAATCGCCGAGGAGTTACGAGGTCTCGCTGTTGAGTTTAATCTGCCTATCATGTCAGCAACGCAGACTACGCGATCAGGTTATGGGTCATCCGATCCTGGTCTCGAAGATACGAGTGAATCGTTTGGTCTACCTGCTACCGCTGACTTGATGCTTGCCATGGTATCTAACGACGAACTCAATGCTCTTAATCAAATTATGGTCAAGCAGTTGAAGAACCGATACAGCGATCCGAATATGCATAAACGATTCGTGATAGGTGTAGACAGGAGTAAGATGAAACTGTTTGATGTTGAAGATGCTGAACATGATCTAATTAATGATGTTGTATCTGGTAAAAAAATACCGGAAGAGGACGTGCCACTCTTTGATTTAACTAATACAGGTAAAAAAATTAATGCAGAGGGTTTTCAATTTACCTAAATAACTCTACAAATTTTCTTTCCTTGGATCACTCAAATGTTACAGGACGAATCGGAAGTTAAACTTCAGGTAGAGGTAGCGGTATTGAAAAGCAAAATAGACCACATTGAAGAGTCTGTGCATGGCTTGAAGCAACAACTAGATGATATTGAAACTCGCCTTGTACGAGTAGAACGTATAACATACATGGTTCTTGGAGGATTAGTTATCCTTCAGTTCTTACCAGCAATCCAAGGTTTTATGGGATCTTAAGTTTGGATCCCATTACCCATACGGTAATTGCAACATTCCTTTTAGCAGGAGCATACTATACAGGTAGATTACTAGGAGGAACAGTAGGATTTC